GTACATAAGATGGAAGAGTACGATGAAGAATTAGATCAGTTGTTATTTTATTTACCGCTTGCAGGTTCTGCTTTTAAAAAAGTTTACTACGATGATAATTTAGGTCGTGCTATAGCAAAATTTGTTGCGCCTGAAGATTTAATAGTGCCGTATTACACAACAGAGTTAGAGTCATGTAACCGTATAACAAATGTGATTAAGATGGCAGAAAACGATGTCGTAAAGTTACAGGCTTCAGGATTTTATCGTGATATTTCTTTAGTTTCAGGACCCGATGCTGAAATAAACCCTGATGTACAAGAAGAGATAGATAAATTGACTGGGCAAAGCCCATCCTACGACGATACCGAAGTTGCTATCTTGTATGAAGTACATACTAACTTAGCTATAGAGGGCTTTGAAGATTTAGGGGCTGACGGTCAACCGACAGGTGTTAAATTACCTTATATCGTTACAATAGATACCAGTAGCGGTAAAGTACTGGCAATCAAAAGAAATTACAAAGAAGAAGATCCTTTGAGAAATAAAATAGAATATTTTGTACATTACAAGTTTTTACCAGGTTTAGGGTTTTATGGTTTCGGTTTAACTCACATGATAGGTGGCTTATCAAAAGCATCCACATCTATATTGAGGCAATTGATTGATGCAGGTACCCTTGCAAACCTGCCTGCTGGGTTTAAGACGAGAGGTATTAGAATTAGAGATGAAGATACTCCAATTCAGCCTGGAGAGTTCAGAGATGTGGATGCCCCTGGTGGTTCTTTACGAGAATCAATACAACCTTTACCTTTCAAAGAACCAAGTAACACTTTATTATCCCTCTTAGGACTTTTAGTGGATTCAGGACAAAAGTTCGCTTCTATAGCTGAAATAAACGTCGGTACTGGCAATCCCCAAGCACCTGTAGGTACCACACTTGCACTTTTAGAAAGATCTACTAAAGTCCTTTCTGCGATTCATAAAAGATTACACAACGCTCAGAAAAAAGAGTTCAGTTTATTAGCAGATGTTTTTCAACAATATTTACCGCAAGATTATCCTTATGAAGTATCAGGCGGTAATCGTCAAATTAAAGCAACAGATTTTGATCAAAGAGTAGATATCATACCGGTATCTAATCCTGACATATTTTCCACCTCGCAAAGAATAGCTATGGCTCAGGAAATGATGCAATTAGTCCAATCAAATCCTGAAATTCACGGGCCTACAGGTATTTATGAAGCTTATCGCAGAATGTACGAAGCTATTGGTGTTGATAACGTTGATAGCATTTTAAAACCACCACCAAATTTTGCTCCTACACCGGTAGATGCAGGTTTTGAAAATACTATGTTGCTAAAAGGACAACCTGTACAAGCTTTCAAACAACAAAATCATGATGCCCATATAATCGCACATAAATCTTTGTTAAAAACACCACCTGTGAAAACAAATGCGATGGTACAAGCTGCTATACACGCTCATATTATGGAACATTTACAAATGAAAGCAGAAATATTAGCAGAACAACAATTACCACCTGAATTAGCCCAACAATATCAAGGATTATTGCAAAGTATGCAAAAAGCTACAGCTCAAGATGCCAGTATGATGCAAATACAAGCAAATGATATCCTAGCGCAGTTCTCTGCTCCAATTTTTGCTCAACTAACTGAAGAATATACCACTGAAGTTTCCGATCCTACTGATGAAGACCCATTAGTAACTATTAGAAGACAAGAATTAGCTCTGAAAGGTCAAGAATTAGCACAAGATCAAATGCAATTTCTATCGGATCAAGAACGAAAACGTGATGATGCTTTACGTCGTGACCAAATAGACAGAGAAAGAATAGATACAACAGAAAGTATAGCTCAACTTAAAGATGAAACGACTAGGGATCGTCTTGAACAACAAAGAGAGCTTAAATTGATGGACTTAACTAAAAAATAGAGTAATATAAATAACAATTATGATTAAGAAAACAGAAATTTCTAAACTAACAACACCAAAAGTTATGGATGCAAAACAAAGTTATTCTAACAAGGGAACTGTAAGTTTAAAAAAAGCACAAAAAGTTTCAGTTAATACTAAAGCAACTCCTGGTATGGGCTCCGGCCAGTCAAGAGGTGTAGGTATTGCAGAAACCGGTAAAAAGTTTTCTGGCGTATATTAATGTCAGTACTTTGGTTAAGAGAAAAGCTCCTTAAACACCTTAAAGATAGGAAAGAAGCTTTGACAGATACCATATTGGCTGGTGTAAAAGATTTAAGTCAGTACGAATATCTACGAGGACAGTATTCAGCTCTAGTCCAAGTAGAAAATGAATTAAGAGAGCTGCTAGGAAAAGTTATAGAAGATGACGAAAACGAGTCAAGTGGTAGTTCCTGACCACGTTGCTAAACAAATAGCTGAGGATAACCAAAAAATCGCAGCTGAAAATGAAAAAACAGGACAAAACGTAGAACAAGCTTATGTAGATCCAGCAGTTAAAGTGCTCGATCCTACTTTATTAGACAAATCAGCCTTAGAACGTATGCCAAATCCTAGCGGGTGGCGTATATTAATCTTACCTTTTGCAGGTTTAGGAGTTTCTAAGGGTGGTATTGTGTTGACCCAATCTCATGTTGACAGAGAAACGTTAGCTACCGTGTGTGCTTACGTAGTTAAAATGGGACCTTTATGCTACAAAGATGAAAAATTTGGCAATAAACCTTGGTGTCAAGAAAAACAATGGATATTGATCGGCCGTTATGCTGGAGCTCGCTTTAAACTTGGTGATGATGCTGAATGTAGAATTATCAACGATGATGAAGTTATAGCAACCATACATGATCCGACCGATATCGTTGCAGTATAGGAGAAAATATGTCTGAAGAAACGTTAAATACCAACGAAAGTTCAGAAGAACAAGTAGTTGAAATCGAAGAGGTGGTTGATGCACCTGAAGATGCTGTAGTTGATGAGAGTCAAGTTGAACAAAACCAAGATGAAGTAGTAGATGCTGAACTTGTAGAAAGTTCTGAAAATGATGAAGAACTCGAAGGTTACTCTGATAAAGTACAGAAAAGAATAAATTCGTTAACACGCCGTTTACGTGAAGCAGAAAGAGCAAGTGATTCTGCTTACAATATGGCAAATGATTTAAAAAAAGAAAACGATAGGCTAAAAAAATATGCGGTTGATACAAATCAAAATTTGTACAATGCAAAAGAAGGTGAAATAAGTTCACAAAGAACACAAGCTACAATAGCTCTAAAAAGTGCCTTAGAAACTGGTGATCATGATAAAGCTGCCAAAGCTCAAGATATTTTAGCGAGACTAGCAGTTGAGGAAAATAACGTTAAACAAAATCAACAATATTTTTCACAATCACAGTTTTTACAACCTAGTGAACAAATACAACAGCCCCAAATTCAACAGCCAAGCGAAAAAGCACAAGCTTGGGCCGACGAAAGGGAATGGTTTGGTAAAGATACAGTAATGACAGCAGCTACTTTTGCAATTCATCAAGATTTAGCTAATGAAGGGTTTGATCTTGAAAGCGATGAGTACTATACTGAAGTCGATGCTAGGTTGAAAAAAAGTTTCCCACAGGCTTTCGAAAAACCTGTAGAAACAAAAAAACCACAGCAAAGAGTTGCTTCAGCTGATAGAAATACAGAAAGCACAACAGGTAAGAAAAAAATAAAACTTTCTCCGTCTGAAGTGCAAATGGCTAAGAAACTAAACGTACCGCTAAACGAGTACGCTAAATATGTAAAAAGGTAAAAAATGGAAAGAGACAATAAGGGTAGGTTTCAAAAACCTGAAAATAACAGAGTCACCCACTCTGCCGATAATCGTGATGCTAATATGTCACGCAAACCTTGGGCTCCCCCAAGTATGTTAGAAACCCCACCAGCTCCACCGGGATACGTCTATAGATGGATCAGGGCTGAAGTTTTAAATAGTGATGATAAGAAAAATGTTATGGCTAGGACCAGAGAAGGTTTTGAACTTGTCAGGTCTGAAGAAATAGGAGATTTCGAGTTACCAAGTATTCAAGACGGTAAGCATGCAGGTGTTGTAGCAGTTGGCGGTTTATTATTAGCTAAGATTCCAGAGGAAACAAGAAACGAACGTAACGCATACTATGAAAATAGAACACTCTCTGCTCAAGAAGCAGTTGATAACGACCTTATGAAAGAATCTGATGCTCGTTCTCCGATAATGTCTCCAAGGAGAACTTCA